GTCCGCCACCAGCGTCCAGGCCGCGCCGTTCCAGCGCAGCATTGACTCAGCTGGGAAGCTCAGATAACTCACCGCATCCCACAGCAGCCCGGTAGGCTTGATCGTCGGCGACGTGCTCCCTCGTTCCAAGGACCGCATCGCCGTGTGCTGAAGCTCGATGTTAGACACCAGCGTCGAGAGCGAACCAGGCAGACTGATCGTCGTGTACAGCGGCATACTTAAAAGACCTCCTCGCACTCAACCTCGACGGTGTAGCTCGTCTTGGCTTCCCAGCGGTCCTCGAATCTCTTGACAGGCCGCACCACGACAAAGGCCGATCCCGGCCCGTCGATCGCAAAGTCAAAGGAATTCAGCCGCACACCTACGGTCACGTTGAGCCACGCGATCAGCGTGTCGCGCTGCGCCATGGTCAGGCCACCCCAGCGCACCACGCAGCGCCCTCGCTGCGCCACGTCGATCGGGCAGGCCGTGACGTGGTTGCTCGCGCCGGTCACAAACCGCGTAGGCCAGCTCAGGTCTACGCCGTCACCAAGCGACGGCGCGATCGGCGCCGCACCTACGCTGGCTGGCTCTCCGCTGGGCGTCAGCCGATAAAACCCGCTCGTGCCGTCGCTTGGAACGCTCACAGCCTGCGAGCCCGTGAACAGAGGTTGAAGTTTGACCGCCGCCGTCGCCATGAATGTTCTCTCCTGCTACAGGATCGCCGCTCGCAGTGATTCAACCTTGCTCGGCGAGCCGCGAAGAGCTCGCATGAGCCCGTCGTAGGCCGCAGCTTCCACCGCTCTTTTGACCTCCGCCACCGACTGCCCCGCCGCGCTCGCACCGCCACCGCCGCCGCCGCCCGAGATGTTGACGGTGACGTTAGAGACGATTGACGGCGCGGCTCCGCCCTGCTCGTACTGGCGGTTCTGTTCGCGGCTGAGCACGCGCTCTCCCGGCGTGAGCAGCGCGGGCACGATGTCGCGGTTGATAAAAGGCCCGCCGACTCGTCCACCCGCCGCCAACCGCCGCGGCACCAACCCGCCCGAGTTGGCCCCGTAGTACACCGGAGTACCAGCCCCAAACGCAGAATTCGCCGGATCTAGCCCAGATCCCACGGCGGTTCCGCCAGCGAACGCTCCCGCGATCCCGCTGATGGCGCGCAAGACCAGCATCTTGATCGCGATCTGACCTAGGGTGTCCACGATCGCCTTTCCTGCTTTTTTAAAGTTGTTGGCCCAGGAGTCTGTCGCCGTGATGCTGTCCCAGATCGCAGGCGTCAGCGTGTTGGTCAGCGCCCCGCCAACCTCCGCCACAGCCTCCTTGCCCTGCTGCCGCAGGTCGCGTGCCTTGAACAGGAACTCGTTGAGCCCTTCGCTGGCCCCGGCCGTGAGCGCCGTGAAACTTGAAGAGTCGAACTCTCCGCCGATAGAGATGGGCGTCGGCTTGCCCGGCAGCGGCGCGATGCGGTGCCGCGCCAGCGCGTCGGTGATCTTGAGCACCTGGTCAAGGCTGTTAAACGTGTCGTCGGCGGCGGTCGAGATGTTCCCCAGCGATTCCTGCCACATAGACCCGAACGCCGACGGCCCCGTGTTCTTCATGGCCTCGCGAATGTCGGCCGAGATCTGCGTGAAGCTGCGCTTGTTTTTGCGCACCACGTCGTCGTCGAGCAGCAGCGAATCCTCGATTCGCTGCTTGTCGTCGTCGAGCGACTTATAGAACCCGAGCGCTGCGGCGCTGCGCGGCCCGAAGATGTCGATGAGCGACTCGGTGAACTTCATCGAGACGGTGTTGTAGGCCACCGCGATCGCAGGCCCCAGCCGCTGGGGAAGCGACACAAAGAACCCGCGTGAAACCTGGTAGACCGCCTCCCAGCCCACGCTCACCGCGTCGGCCAGCCCCGCAAAGACGAGCGCCGCGCCCTCGTACGCGACCGCCTGAGCCAGCAGGATGATCGACTGCCCCATGCTCGCGAGCGCGGCGCGAGCCGCTCGGCCAGTCTCGCTCTCGCCGCTCAGCGCGTCGCTCACGGTGCGTGCCAGGTTGCCAAAGATGTCTGGCAGCGACGCCACGACGCTCGCAGCCTGGTTGAGCAGCCGAGCCGCCGAGTTTCCGAACTGCGCGATGATCCCAGCCTTGACGCCGGTCCACGCGAAGTTGATGCGGTCGAGCGCGTCGCGGTAGTTCGCGGCCGCTTGCACCTGCTCGTTAGAGAAAACCGCGCCAAGTTTCTGAGCCTCAGCCAGCCAGGCGCGAATCCGCTCAGGCCCCTCAGCCAGCACGCGCGTCATAGCCGCAGCGTTATCGCCAAAGAGCCTGGCTCCCAGCGACGCTCGCTCGGTGGTGTTCTCGATCGCCGCGAAGCGTTGCGACAGCTCAGGCAGCAGCTGCGACATCGGCTTGACCTTGCCGTCAGCGCCTCGAGCCTCGATGCCTAGAGCTTTAAACGACTCGGCGGCTCTTCCTCCGCCTGTGCGTGCGAACAGGCCGGCGGCCTTGGTCAGCGTGCCCAGCGAGGCCGCGAACTCGTCAGGGTTGATGTTTCCCACCAGCTTGGCAAGGTACTGCCCGCCAGAAAGTTCCTGAAACGTAAGCCCGAGTTCGGTGGCCTTGGCTTCAAGACCGTCGAGCTTCTCGACGGTCTGGTCGATCGAGCTGAGCACCGCGCGAGCCCCGAAGACAGCCGCGAGCGCCACCGCGTAGGTCTTGAGGCTCCCGACGACGCGCCCGATCGACGACGCGACTCGGTCAGTCTTCTGCTGGCTCTTTTCGGCCGCCGCGCCCACGCCCATCACGTTGCCGATGATGCCTTTGATGACCGTGGAAGCTTGGTCTTGCGCCGCGATGCTGACCGTCAGTTGCTTGGCCACCGTCTACGCCCCTGTCTGTAAGCCTGTCTGTAACCCTGTCTAGAAACCTGTCTAGAAACCTGTCTAGAAACCTGTCTTGCCTTTGCCGTCTGCCTCGTCTGCGGCCTTAAACAGCCGAGCCACCTCCGCCTCAAAGTACAGCACCGCCTCAAAGAACTCTGGGCTGATGTCGCCCCCGCTCAAGGCTCGCAGCGTTTCGCCTCCCAGCCGGTTCAGCCCGGCCAGATCCACAAAGAACTCTTGGCACGCCTCAGCGTCGCCGACCAGTTCGATTTTCGGGTCCGGCCGCAGCACCGACCCAACCTCGCCGCACGCCGCGCACTTTAAGGCCGACCCTGATCTCTGCTCTGGCGTGCTTTGCAGGCACGCCGCGCAGGCTTCCCAGTCGCTCTTGCGCGCCCCCCAGCGATCGCGAGCCTCGCTCCGGCCAGCCGTGACTGACACCCAGAGCGCCGCTCGCGTCAAGGTTTTTTTTGTTCGTCGCTCAACCCTTGGATCGCCGCCAGGAAAACTCGGTCAACGTCTTCGCCTGTCGGCAGCGCGTCGTAGACCTCGCGGTCGCAAGCCGTGCCCCACTGCGCGTGCGCAGAAGGCTTGACGTTCAACACCTCGCCGTTCTCGCAGTGCCTGAGCCCTTCAGCGCCGACGACCGCCACGCACACCACTGCGAGCTGGTAGCGTGCGATCGCCGCCACGCTGGCACCGTTGTCGTAGCGAGTAGCCGACATGATCTCTGACTGCACGCTGCGGCGCAGCCGCCGCACGATCACCGCCGACCCGTCGCTCAGCGCCACGCGGTGCCGGTTGGCCGCTCCGCCCACAACCGCTACCGACACGCCGAACTCTACTCGTGCCGCAACCTCATCATTAACCACGCCGGGCACAGACGAATTACTCATCAAACATCCCTTTCAGCCGAACTCAGCTTTGCCTTGATCTCTCGGTCTCTTTCTCGCTCAACCAAACAGGTGGTAAAAGAAGATCTCATCGTCCGCCGTGCCCGTGAACTTCACGGTTGGGCCCACCGTACGCACGCCGTTGCGGTCCCCGAACGCAGGCGAGCCTGTGAGCTGCACCGCCGGTCCGTGCATGATGAACATCCCGTTGCCGTGCGTCACAGCCCCGACTTCGTGAATCATCTCAAAGGTCGTTCCAGCGTTAATAAACCCGATGAAGTCGAACACCGCTGGCAGCACGTACTCAGGGTCGATCGTGGCCGTGTACTCGCGTCCGCTGATGAGCGTGTCAAGGTAGCCGCTGCCCGCGTAGCTGTTGTCGTTGATCGTCTCGCGTGAGGCCAGCGTGTTGTTGAGGTTGACCTCCAGAGCCGTCAGCACAGGCTTGTAGTCTGCGCTGGCGGTGCGCACGATCAGCGTCACGTTCTTGTTGACGACCGGCGTGACGCCCGCGACCGGCACCGCGGTGATTGCCGCCCCAATGCGCGGCGAGATCCCGTTGCTGTCAAACACTGGGGCGCCCTTAAACTCGCTCTTAAACAGCAGCGGCTCGCCCAGCTTGGCGCTGTACGTGCCGGTGGCGCGAGCCCCGATCACGGTGTAGCGAACCCCGCCTTCGCGCTTCTCGACCGTGAACTCGTCGTTGGGCGCGGCGTCGGTCGCGGTCACCGGGCTGAAGGCGAACCCGCCGTTGGCAGGCCCGCTCGTGCTCAGCGCCGACACCTGCGTGGCGGCGAAGTTGTAGAGCGTGTCGCCCGAGATGAACGCGCTGGTCACGGGCACGTAGAAGATCTTCCCGTTGCTGTACTTGACAAACTTTCCAATCTTGGTCGAAGCTCCCAAGGTGGTCGCGTTTCCGATCGTTTGTCCGATCTTGAACGTGCCTCCGCTGGGAGCGTTGACCGCGATCGCCTTGACCTGCGTCGAAGCCATGCTTAGGCCAGCGAGCTGGCGGTGAAAAGGTGCCGCCACCGCCGCCGCACCGCCCACAACCTCGCCCATAAAAGTGATAGTCTGGATCGCCTGTCCCGGCAGGCTGGGGCGCCGCGCCAGGCTAGCCTGGATCAAGTCGCGCTCGTACTGGTTCACGTCGAGCGTGACGTCTGACTCCTTGAAGTTTCCCGCGAAGTCCGCCGCCGCCAGCGTCTCCTCGGTCCCCGCCGTCGCCTGTACCTTCAGCCCGATCTGTGCCGACCGCGTAAACATACCTGATTCCTCCTACGTTTGTGCTCGCGGCGTGTTGCATCTCACGCCAAAGAGTTCCTTGCTTGATCGTTCACTCAACTCACACGTCTGTCATCGTCACCGCCGCCGCCGCGCGCACGCCGCCCGCCGCTCGTTGCACACTCAGCGTGCTCCCCAGCCGGTACCGTACTCCCTCGATCGCAGCTCCCGCGTCGTCGCGCGGGTGCCTCCACAGCACCGGCACGCACCCGCCGCGGGAGCTGGCGTGCAGCGACGCCAGCAGCGCCACCTCAGCAGGCGGCGCGTCGTGCAGTTCGAGCTCGTACTCGCGGCGTGCACGTTCCGCGCCCTGGCGTGCCGTTCGTTTGCGTCCCTCACTGTCCAGCACGCCCGCGTGCTGGACTCGCGTGACCGGCCAGCGAAAGTGCAGCCGCGAGCGGCCTGCTTCATCGACCGCCGTGGCGTCGTCGCCCGCGTGATAATCGAGCGCGTCGAGGTTGTCGCCTAGGTAGGCAATCTCCATCTCCGTGAGCGCTCGCGTCCACAATGCCGCCTGGGTTAGCCCGCCCAGCGAGAGATCTGGGCACCCGAAGGTAATCCGGTTCAGGTTGAACGCTGAGCGCGTAGGCACAGCGATCTCTGTGCGTGTCGTGCCGTTGACCGAGCACTTCATCACGACGTTCGAGCCAACTCGCGTCAGCGTGAGAATCACAAGAGCCGGAGTCCAGGGGAGCGATCCTTTTTCGTAGGTCCAGTCAGCAGGCACCGCCAGAAAGCTCGATCCCGGCGTCGATTCCGCGAACAGCGTCGCGCCGTTGGTGGTCAGATAGCCGTCGTACACGCGCAGGCCGTCAGAGTCTGAGCTGCTGACGTCGCCTGGGAAGCCGAGAACGTGGTAGCGGTCGGCCCACACTGTCTCGTTCTGCATCGCGCGGCCCGCGCCCGGCCACTGCCGGACCGCCACCGTGAGCACGTCGCCGTCGGCACCGAGCAGGTTCAGCGCCGCCGTGCTAGCCACCCCGCCGCCGTTGTAGGTGTTGCGTGTGCTAGGAGAGTTCTCGGTGGTCCAGCCCGCCGCAGCCGAGAGCGTGTCGCCTGTGCGAGCGTTGCTGCGCGAAAGCGCGAGGTTCAGCACGCCCTTCCAACCGACAGCGGTACTGCCCGCGCCAGCAGCCATAGGCCACCAATCGACCAGCCCGGTTTGCAAGTCCGCAGGAAGTGCCATTTATCCGCCTCCTCCCGCTGGCAGCGGCGAGGTCGGGTCCGTCATGCCGTGCCGGTACGTGACGATAAATTCGATCGAAGTTGCGCGTGTGCCGCGAAACATGTCAAAGCCCACGCCTCCTCCGGGCGCGGTCGTGTCCGTCTTGAGTGCCAGCAGCGTAAAGCCTCCCAGCTCGTCAGGCTCAGGCCACTGCTGCGCTTGCAGCGTGGCGTAATACAGCTGCTCGATCTCGGCGCACAGGTCCGCCGCGAGCATCGTGACGGTGCGTCCGCTGGTCAGAGGCTTGCGCGAAAGGTGCACCACGACCGTGACCGTGAAGCGTTTGGTGAGCAAGCCGTAGCCGCCGAGCGAGCCCGAGCCGTCAGAATCGACCGACTCGTCGTTGCCCGGCTCCCACTCGATGGCGTGCTTGGGCTCGACAGCCTGAGCTGGATCGCCCGCGATAGTTCGTCCGATGATCGGCTGATCGTCAGGCGTGGAATCGACCACCAGCCCCACGTCGGTGACGGTCGCGAGCGCGACCGCGATTCGCGCCATGATGCGAGCTCGTACTGAGTTGACAACAGAGCCGCTCATAGCACGGCCTTCTTTCCATCGCCGCCAGCCCCAGCGATCGCGTCCTTCTCAGCTTCAAGGCGGGCGATGTGAGCGATTTTTTGCATGTTCGCGCGATTGCCATACCCTGCTTTTCTGAGTTCAGCGAGCTTGTTACGAAACGCTCTTAAACCCAACTCTCTTCTTGCGGCATCGTTCAGCAGAGACGCGCGGCCCGCCGCGGTCATCGCTCTATGAAGGCCACGCTCGAGGCGAGGAACATTGCGTGCCAGCACTTTCTCCCACTGTGCGTTGAAGTTTAGCATCGGCTTAATCTGCAACCGTGTTCGAAGCACGCCCATCAACACTGATTTGTTTGTGGGATCGTCGTCAACCAAGAGGCCGCTCGAACGTGAGCTGTTGACGATCGCGAAGCGACGGTCGGCAAGCCCCTGACGAAGCCGATTCAGACCAGACGCTCTTGCGGAAAGCCCCCGGACCGCAAGAGCCTGTATCGGGATCGCCATAAATCCGCTGGCCACGACGCTGCCGCCTTGTTCCAGAATCTGAAAGAACTTTTTATTCTTTGTGTACATCTCCCCTGTTTCGGCGGCCACAAAGCTCTCGGCGTAGATGTCGTCATGCTCATCCATGTCATCCATGCGGCCGCCGCTTTGATGGCCGATACTGACGTAGCGAAAGAGGCGTGTCGCAAGCATCTTCTGCGCTTCACGGCGTCCGGGCATCTTGTTGTGCTTCATCACGCTGAGGCGGTGATGAGAAACGATGTCGTACAAGATCCAGGAAAAAACGCTCTTTAAGGACGGGGCCAGCGCGGCAAGCTGGTCCATCGCTTTACCGATGCGAAACGACCATTCGATCTTTGGCGTGTGCTGATTTGCGGCGGCTGCGGTCACAGCGTCACCCCCACGCGCCACAACGAACTCTCGATCAGGTCGATCTCTGTCCCCACCACCACCATGACCTCGTCCATGTCAGGGCGGTGCACCTCGCTGCCAGGCACGATAAACGTGTCGCCCGAGCGCACGATCTTTACGCCGCCAGCCGCGCCCACGCCCGAGCCGACCACGCTCTCGACCTCGTCAGCCGCAAAGGCCGCGACCTCGACCTCGTACATCGACGCGCGAAACCCGTGCCCGCTCCCAGGCGTGATGGCCTGCAGCGCCGACGGCCGCAGAGGCCGCTCGGCCACCCCGCTCACACGCACCGTGACGAGCTGGCCCGCCACGCTCGAGCCTAGCGGCCGGTACAGCGCAAAGACGCCGTCGCTCTCCAAGGCGGCGGCGACGTCCTTGCGAACCTGCGCCCGAAACACAGATGACTTCTCCGGCAACCCCACACGATTCTCCCTAATCCCTCAAAGCCTCAACGCCTCAACGTCTCGATCTCTTGCTTTGTCCAACTTGGCCAACGCCTGGCGAGGATCTCTCCTCGCCAGACGTCGCCGTGTGGTGGTTCCGTGTGCTGATCCTTACTCGTGAGCCGTGAACATCACCTTGTCAGTCGCCGCGATGTTGGCCTCAGCCAGCCGCACGGTCCCCGCCGCCGGGTAGGTGATGGTTGTGACTGGCCGCGTAGTCCCCGAGCTGTTCCAGATGATGGCCTGCACAGCGCCCGTGGGGTCGTTGCCAAAGCCTGTCACCACGTCGACCTGGTTGGCGGTGTCCTGAGCCGCACTAGGTGTGATGGTCAGCGACACTACGCGCCGCGTGTTGACGAGGTTGACCTCGACAAACAGATCGCCGCTCAGAGCCGCCGTCGCCACCTCGCCAAGCTTCTCGGCCGCCATGTCGGTCGTGATGCGGCTGTTGGAGACGTCCCACCCAAGCCCGCGCCCCTGCGCCAAGGCCACGCCCGACGCCTTGGCCAGCCGAAAGCGCCCGGTGGTGTACACCGCGCCAGTTTCGCCGTTGAGCATTTCGGTGACAGCAACGCCAAAGCGGCCGCCGATCTTGACCACCGCCCCAGCCGCGATCGTCGAGCCGGTCGCGTTCACATAGCTGAACTCGCTCGCCGACTCGCCGTCCTGAATTCGATTCTTCACTGCTCGATCCTTTCAAAAGCAGGTTTTCCCCGCCTATGCCTTCTATTTCCTCGATCTCTAATCTCTCGATCTCTCGATCCCTGATCTCGCTTAGGCTCCCGCGTTTTTGTACCCAGACTCGTGCTGGACCGCGACCGCGCCGAAGTCGTAGATGATCTCTTGTTCCTGGCCCAGAATGGACCCGTTGCCAACCGGCGTCAAGATCGGCTCGCGGCGTCCCTGCAAGAAGTTCACCTGAATCAGCGGGTACATTGCCGGATCGCCCGCGAGGTACCAGGCCGTGGCGGTGCCCGGGCTGAGCCCAAGGTACGGGCTATCGAGCGCCACCAAGCGGCGCTTGCCACCAGCAAAGACGTTGGGGCGAGTGTTGTTACCCTCGCCGCTGGTCGAGTCATAAGGCGACATCGTGAGCCGGTCAGCCACGATGCCAAGCTGCGGCGGCGTGATGAGAAAGCGCGGCGTGATGGTGATCGGCACCGCCTCAGAGCCGAAGTCGCGTTGCGTCACCATCGCCAGGTAGGCCGCTTCGAGCGACGTGTTGGACAGAGCCGTCGCCGTCCCCGCCAAGTTCCGGTTCCCGGCGCTGAAGAGCGTGTTGCCGTTGGGCATGGTCTGGCTGTTGGCGCTCAGGATGGTCATCACCGCCACCTCAGGCGCGAGCTTGGCGATCACGCCCCAGCGCTGCAACGAGGCCGTGAACCCGCCTAGATCGTCGTTGATGAACATCTGCCGCGTCCAGCTCAGCTTGCGGCCTTGCGTGCTGATCTTGATCGACTGCTTGCGCTCGTTGAGGGTGGCCTCGGTGGCGCTCAAGCCCTCCGGGATCAACTTCATGCCTTCGAGCGCACTGAGCGTGATGATGTCGGTGGTCTTAAAGTCGTTGCTGCTCCCGATGCGACAGAACTGCTCGTAGATCGTCGGCCACAAGAGGAAGCTGGCCATAAGAACCTTGTTCTGCACGTTGCTCAGCAGCGACGGGAAGTCAGAGGAGCCGTGCCCGTAGCCCATGCTCGCCCCGCCGCCACCACCAAAGGCCGCCGCCAGCACGTCGTCGTCGTAGCGATACGAGGCAGGGTTGAAGCGCAGGCCCTGCGCCTGAACGCGACGCTCGACGCTGCGCTGCGCCATGTCCATCAGCTTGAACCGGCGCAGCCCGTTGGATTCAGCTTCAGAGAACGCGCGGCGAACCTCAGCACCGTTGGCGTAGCCAAGGTTGGCGGCAAAGCGCCCTCGCCCGTCGGTATCGCTGGCCGCGCGGTCGATGATCGCCGAGTCCATCTTGTTGAGAAGCATCAGCTCCATCGCGCGTGCCTCGCGTGCCGAGCCCGAGTCGCCGACCAAGAGCGAGCCGCCGTTCACCCCACCACCAAGCGGGGCTCGGCTCTTGGCAAGGTACGCGATCAACGCAGTCTGAAACGCCGAGGCGTCCACGGTTGCGGTTCGCACCGCAGCGTTGGCGAGCGCCAGAACGCCTTCATCGCTCTTGAAACCAGCCGCCGCCGCGTCGATCAGGCTCATCTGCTCGTTTCGCTCAGCCGCGGTCTGCTCAGTCTGAGCTTGCACCAGCAAAGCTGGCCTCACGCTCACACTCTCTAGGCTCGCGCCGTTCTCGTTCTGATTCTCGTTCTCGTACCCATCAACACTCAGCACGTCCATCGCATTCACCTTTCCAATGTTGCTCGCGTTGCGCGAGACGTTCCTAGCACTCGCAACCATGACACCTCGGCCACCATTCACACCAGCGACCTTGGCCGCTGGCGCCGAGAACCTCTGATTCATCACACCGATCACGTTCTCGATCGTGTCAACGCCGTCCGCCAGCCCCTGCGCCACCGCAGCCTTGCCCACCCACATATGCCCGGTCGCCACGCCGCCGACCTGCGCCGCGCTCATGCCTCTCCCGCGTGCAACCGCCTCGGTGAACATTTCTTGCAGCGCGTTGACGATGCCGCGCCAGTGCGCGATCGCCGCCTCAGAGATCGCCACGCCCGGCACATGCTCGCCCTTGACGCTGACAACCTTGCCGTCCGCGCTCGTGAGCACGTCTGAGCGGATGAGGTGAACATCGACTCCCTCGTTCTTGGCTTGGCGTGAGCTATCGACGGCGACGATGTACGTGCCGATCGAGCCCGCCATGCCGTCAAGCGGCAAGAAGACTTTTTCCGCCTGCGAAACGAGGTAGTACGCCGCCGACGCCGCGAGGCCATCGATGAACGACCACACCGGCTTAGACTTGCTGTCCGAACCAGCAGGTGCGCGCGACGCGAAGATCGAATCAGCCGCCTGCTTGAGCCCGTCGGCCGAACCGCCCGGCGAATCAGCGCGCAGCATTATCGACCCGACCTGGTCATCAGCTCGCGCCGTGCGCATGGCCAGGTCGATCGCTTCCAGGCTCGTGCCTCGCTGCTGGCTCGACCCGTTGACCATCGACGCTCGCTTGGCGATCACGCCCGCGATAGGCACCACCGCCACCGACCCGACGCGCTGGTAGAGCATCCTGCCGTTAGAGTCAGTGACCACGTCGGACCGAGGCGAGAGCTTCGCTCGCGCTCGATCTTGCGGCCGTCCGTTGACCACCTGAGCCACCTGCGTGACGTCCAGCCGCACGCCCGAGGAGTGCCGCAGCAGGACGCCGCACACGCGCTCGAGCACCATCGGTTCCATCATCCAGCAGGTGCTTGTCAAGGCCGCGAGAAGCTGCGAACTGTTCATCGATACACCTCGTTGGTTTCAGCCAGCGCGGCGCGTAGCCGCCCGTTTGTTGCACCGTTGCTTCGCTCGTGCGCACTCGAGTTCGCGGGCGACTTTCTCGGCGTCTGGCCGCCGTTGCCGTTGCCGTCGTCCTTGCCGCCGTTGCCGTTGCCGTCGTCCTTGCCGCCGTTGCCGTTCTGGTTCTGGTTCTGGTTCTGGTTCTGGTTCTGGTTCTGGCTGGCCTTACTGGCGCGTGGTTCAAGCCCGAGCTTGGCGCGCTGTTCCTGGTCGTACAGCTCAGCCTTGAGCTGCTCGTCGATCACGTCTTGGTAGTGCTTGCCGCGCTGCGCGCAGATGTTGGGGATGCTGTTGGTGCCGATCGCCAGCTCGATCTCCGCCGCTTGCGCCTCTTGCTGCGGGTTCACCCATTCAAAGCCAGGAAACACGACCGTGACCTCAAGAAACCGCTCAGGCGTTCGCGTCCAAGTTAGCCGCTGAGCCGCCGTCAGCGTGACGGCTCCGGTGGCGATCGCCCACGGCACGAGCGCCACGTACCACGGCCGCGTGTGGTTGTGCCAGACAAACTCCTGCACCGGCCGAGTACCTCGGCGAGTCAAGAGCTGGCGAGCTCGCTCAGAGCTAAACGTAGCGTCGCCGTAATCGCCGGTAAACTCCGAGGCCGCGACCTTGGACCCTACGGCCATGTCGCGTTTCATCGATTTCTGAGTAGACTCATACTGCGGGCCTGGCAGGTTGGCGCCCAGCACCCTGGGCTCGGTGTCCGCAGCCATGTAGCCTACCAGCCCAGGCTCCATCTCTTCGATCGGGTTGCCCGCGCCGTCTACCGCCATTGCGCCGTTGGTCTTGTCAAGCAGTCCTTGCGCGCCCGGCCCTTGAAAGTACAGCCCCACGCACGCCGCCGCGATCGCCTGATACAGCGACGCCTTGTCAAACTTGCGGCTGTCCTCGACGAGCTTGACGATAGACGTAAAGCGTGGCACGCCGCGCACCTGGCCGACTCGCCGAGGCACGAACGCGAGCGTTGCTCGCGTAGCGTCGATCCGCTCAGTCTGCAAAAGAAACGCCGAGATCCCAAGGCCGCCGTCGCCTGGGTGCTCTTTCAAGACGTGGTAACCGGTGCGCCGCATCAGGCTATCGAACTCGACGCCCTGCCGCACTCGCGAGCCCGCAGAGATGTTCGGGAGCGACAGCCCGTTGGCGGCCATCGAGGCGCCGCTGGCGGTGCCGGTGAACACGTCCAGCCCTAGCGGGACGCGGTCTGAATCGATCAGTTCGATCGCGGGCGCGACCGGGAAGCCGCGCCACGCGGGCGCGAACGGGACGTGGTTGAGCACGTCCCCGGCCACGCACACGCTTCGCACGAACAGCCGCTGGCTTTCCAGCAGCGTCATCTCGCGTCCCACGTCCACCGACTCTGCGAACGTCCAGAACAGTTTTTCGATCTGCTTGTCGAGGTCGTCGTGACCAGTTGCGGGCGTCGGGTAGATCACCGAGGGCACGATGTTGGAGATGATTGTCTCCACCGCGCCGTCGATCAGCGGATGGTCGTCCACCAGCGCCTGGCAGCGCCGCCGCGCCACCGCCAGCGTCTCGTCGGCGATCGCGTTCGGACCGCGCCCGCGCGGGTTGAAATCTTTATCTAGCCGCGTGACTCGCCCCGCGTCGTACATCGACGGAGAGCCAACACCGCCAAGCGATAACCCTGAACGCCGCGTGAGCCCCAGCGCGTCGCTCCACGAGGCCGCCTCGCGAAGCCCGCGTCCAAAGCTCTCAAAGGCCACCGCGACCTTGCCGCGCACGCTCATACTGGTTCTCCAAACCCGATGCGTTTGTACGCACCGCCGCCCGCTCTTTGCCGCGTCACGCTGGAGCTAAGCTGGTCGCGCAGATCCATGAGCGAGTTCAGCGATCCGCGCGTGAACGACGTTCCGTCTTTGAGCGTGTAGGACTGGCCGGTCCGCACGATGGTGCGGATCGCTTCGTTGACGTCTACAAGAAGATCAGAGTCGCTGATACTCACGCGCTAAACATACTCGCGTGTTCCTGCCCCAGGTTCCGACCTCGGAAAACAAGCAGAGACTTTCCGAGATCAAACACGCTCACGTTAAAAAGACCTCTTCGAGCTTACCGTGCTTCTGAAGCGTTTTATGCGTCGTCCCGCAGCGCGTGCAGGACCGGTAGCGCACTCGCCCCTCGTTGTTGAGGCGCGAACCGTCGAGCGCCGGGCACCCGTGGTGCCCGCACAGCGGGCACCTAACCTGGTCGTACCGCTTCGGCTGCTCTTGCACCTTGAGCATCTTCTCCGTCACAGTTTGCTTCTCCGCCAAACGATCTTTGTGCTTGCTCACGCCAGTGCATCCCTTCAAACATTCCACCAGCCGCCGCGCCCACGCCCGTGCCGCTCTTGACCCAAGCGGTCCGCGCGGTCGGCCATCCCGGCGCCAAACTCGAGTTTGCCGCGCCTCTGCTCACCGTCACGCTCGTTCACCGCGGCTGGCCTCTCGCGTGCCTCGCGTTCGTCGGCCGCGTGGATTCTGTCCAGCCCCAGCTTGAGCACCGCCCCCGCCTCGCAGTACGCGAGCGCCTGTAGAAAATCGTCGCGCAGTTCCTTTGGCTTCCACCACTCCGCCGCGTCAGGCTCCAGCCCGTGCAGCTTGAGCTTGGGCCGCAGCATGTTGGACATGAGGTGCTCTTTAAACATGAGCGGCAGCGCGCACAAGATCACCAGCCGACCCTCCTGGATGCGACGGATCGCGCGATCAACCCACGAGTGCCGGTGCAAGTAGAAATAATCGATCGCCCCCAGCTCGGGCCGCGCGATGTCGGTGCGTTTGCTCTCCGGGGCCAGAATCGCGGGGTTGTCGGCGTTGGTCTGCGTGGTGTACTTCAGCGGGAGCTGCTCGACCTTGCCGCCGCGCGCCGCCGAGTACACAGCGATGCGTGAGTTGTGCATCACCTGTTGAGTCTCGTAGCCGGTGTCAATCGACGCCATCCGCACGCCCAACAGTCCCGCTGGCCCCGCGACAGAGTTGCCCGCGCCGTCGTTGATCTTGACGCTCGCCTCGCCCAACAGCGCGTGGTAGGCCGCGAACCCGCTGACGACCTTGGCCCACACGAGGTACGCCAACCCGTTGGCGGCGAAGGCCATGCCGACGGTCACGAACGTCGGGTTGTGGCGTGGCGACTGCACGTCCGCGCCCGCGCACAAGAACCGCACGCCGCGCGGCCCGCCCGGCACCACGATGTCGGCCATTGGTTTGAGGCACTGCTCGATCGACTCCAGGGCCAGCGTGCCCTCCGAGCGCGCGTCCGGCTCGCCGTTGCGTTTGTTGAAGAACGTCTGGCGTTGCTCGACGGTTTTTTTCTGCACGAACTCGGCGGCCCACTCGCGCACGCCAAAGGCCGGGTCCGCCAGCCCCGTGACCCACCATCCGATGAACGGCCGCTTGGCCTGCTCTTCCGCGCTCAGTTCGCTCACGAACCGGCCAGTTCCTCCCAGCCGCGGCGGCCAGGTCGCGTGCGCTCGCTCGGCGTCCAAGATCACGCAGCCGTTCGTGGCGCACACGAAAACGGCCGAGTCAGGGTTGAGATCGGCGTGCTCGCCGTCGCTCTCGTCAAGCCCTGTCATGCGCACGCGCGCCGAGCACGGGAAGACGAGCGCCCCGCAGTGCGGGCAGTCAAAGCACCAGCGTCGGCGGTCGCTGATGCGAGTCCAAAGGTCCATCACGTCCTCGTTGTCGTAGCGTGGGTGGCTAAAGACGTACATGCCTCCCAGGCCGGCCTGCCGAAACGTCTTGGTGCGTCCGAAGGCGGTTCCGAAGAGATCGCCCGAGGACTTGGGAAAGTTCTCCGACGATTTCTGATACTCGTCGAGCACCACGAACTTGCGTGCTGTCGAGATGACGCCAGACTCGCTGCCAGCCCCGACAAAGTCGATCACGCCGCCCGCGAACGGCCGCGAGGCGATCAGCGACCGGTTGTCTTCAGCTGATTGGCTGAAGACCTTGTCAAGTTCAGGGCACGCGCGCACGCTAGGCATGAACTCGCGCACCGCGAAGTTCTGAGCCTTGATCGCGTCGGTGGTGAGGTACAGCATCGGGCCCGGGTCGGTTGCGCAGTTGCACAAGGCTCGGTTGATGTTGGCGCGTGAGGCCCCGATCTGCTCAGGCTTGATGCCGATTTCGCCAAGTTTCTCAGGGTGGTCAAAGTGCAAGTCGTGCAGGTCGCGCGTCCACGGCTTCCAGTCGCACGAAAATGGTCCAGGCCGCGCGTTAGACTGATCGAGGATGATAGACCGCTCTGCGAACGCGCTAGGCCGCACTCGCGTGCGCGGCTGGATAGCCGCCGCCACGGCCTCCCACAGCTCACGCTCCTCCGGGTGCGCGATAGTTCTCGCCACGTCAGTCGCCACGCTCACGCTCCCACCCCCGCCTCTCTTGCCGCTCGATCGATGAGGTTCGCTTGCTGGCGAATCGACGTTGCTCGTCGCTGCCGCGTCGCGTCTACGACCTCACGCACGACCACCGAAACCACGCGCGTAAACTTGTCAAGGTCAGCGTCGCTGGCCGTGCCCAGCATCCGCTCGCGCACCTTCACAGGAATATCGGTCACGATGGTGCTCAGGTCGGTTCCAAACGCCGCCGCCTCCGAGGACAAGATCGCCGCGCAGGTTCGTCGCGACACCCACTCGCCCGCTCGTTGCTGGTGCTGAAAGCGAGCCTCTTCAAGC